GGTCGTGTGATATTCTACCAAGTGAAAGTAAAGGAAATCATATACGAGGTGATGTATTAAAAAGATTAAATGAAGATTGGGATTTAATGATTGCACATCCACCTTGCACTCATTTAGCAGTAAGTGGAGCTAGATGGTTTGCAGAGGGAAGAAAACCTTGGTCATTACAAATAGAAGCTCTTGATTTTGTAAGAAAACTTTTAGATGCACCGATTGAAAAGATAGCTTTAGAAAATCCAGTGAGTGTGATCTCAACAAAAATAAGAAAACCAAATCAAATAATTCAGCCTTACCAATTTGGTCATAATGTTTCTAAAAAAACTTGTTTATGGCTTAAAAATTTACCAAATTTAACACCAACAAACATTGTAGAACCAGATATGATAAATATAAATGGTTACAAAATGAGCAAGTTTCATTACGATACATTTAGGTTGCCAAGTAAAATAAGAGGTAAAGTAAGAAGTAGATTTTACGAAGGTATTGCTCAAGCTATGGCAGATCAATGGGGAAGTGATGGCTAGATGGACCTACGCTTTTAGCAATGGTGGTTACAACGATTGGCATAGGCAATACAAAGGATTAGCCGGTATAGATATAGATTTTATAGAAGTTTGTCCCCTATGTTATGAACCATTAGCTGTAAAAGAGACTTGCTATGATAAGCAGCAGGTTTTTAAGGCTACAACTGTTACAAAGAGGGTCGCAAAGGCTCTTAGAGTACCCGGATTTTTAGTTTTCTATAAGCCTATGGGTGATGACATGCGATTTAGGATAAAGCGTATTACAGAGCCTGTGAGTGAGATATATGACATGACTTCAGACCAATGGTTAGCCTATCTATATGATCTACACAAGGAACATAGGAGGTGTTGCAAAAATGCAACAGAAGTATGAACCACACATAAGGGTTAAGTTTTCCTTGTTTAATGATAAACAGTTTAGAACTATTCCAA